GTCCATTTATATAAAAATCATAATCTCCAGAACTACCACCAGATTTTACTGTCATTCCTGATAAAAGTTTAATATTTGAATGAGGCACTGTTGGTAAATCAAGCGTTGCTGATAAAAATTTCCACGTTCCTTGATCTGATGCAACAATATCAAAAGTTTGTGTAACATTTACTGTAGATAAAGTTCCTGTATTGTAATATTGATATCCTAAGTATATTGAAGATGTATATGGATTTTCAATATAAATATACGTTCCAAGTGTGATAGATCCCTTGCTATAATCTAAATTACTTAGGGTTAGTGTATATCCACTAACACAAGAAACTGTTTCTGTTGATGACGATGGCACATTAGCCGTTAATCTGCTGGTACTAGAATTTTCAAATGGCGAATTGGCTGGTGGATTAGATTCTGAATAAGCAGTTCCATTAGTTATAGTCCATTGACCACTTGTATAAAATTGTCTATTGGTCTCTGAAATTAAAGAAATATAGTTAACATCGTCACTGAGCACCCAACTTGTAATTGGATGTTCAGATAACGTTTTCTCTATGTAAAGATTGGATAAAGTACTCATTATCCCTATTTTACCATAGCGATGTTATTTTATTTTAATCTCGCATGCATCTGTTGTACAATATGCCTCACCCAAAGCCTCAAGATTATCTACACCATCATAAATAGCATTCCAGTCAATTTTTGCTATTGTTCCAATGTAATCTTCGTACTCTTCCTTGGTAATTTGAGTATATGGTTGTTGTGGATAGGTCTGATTACCCATAGGCAAAAATGAAACTGCCTTTAGTTGACCTTCATACATATGTAATGCTGGAGCAATAAATTTTGTTTCAGATTCTTTATCAAATGATAATGTAACAGAAACACCATTATCTGACCAATATTTTTGAGCAGTTGCTGCTAATCCAATTTTTTCAAATACACTTACATCCTTTTCAGAACGAGGATGTCCTGAATGTACTGGGAAGTATACTACTTGGGTATTTGCTGACACAAGGTCTTTTTCAATGTGATACCCTGCTGCTCTAAACAAATGAAGCATTGGATCTGTTTCTCCAAAACGTATGGCTCTTAAAAAATAATTTCCTCCAGGTGCCCAGTGAACTCCAGGAGTTGCACCAGACAACAATGAAACTGATCCAGATGGTTTGACTGTAGTTACACGAATAGATTCACGAACACAAAGCCATTCCGAATACTGTTTATCATAGTGACGAATCTTATTGTATCCTTCATCCATCCATTCACGTGTTGTTGGCAATCCATTATTATCTGCAAAGGAGGCAATTCCAGTAAGAGAAGTTCCAATACGGCGATTTCGTTGCATGATACCGTTTGTGGTTTGCCAGTGTGTAGGCATGAGAGTTACTGTTTTGCCATACAAGTATGCAAATTTTAATGTGCGTAAAAAGTCCTCCTTGGATTCATGTCTATTAAGATGTACTTCTACCAAAGTACAAAGTTCATAAGACTCCAATGGCTGCTCTGCACATGGGTTGAATCCCATAACACGATAGTCTTTCCCATCTGCTGGATCTGCAAGACGACCGAAATTACGGGCCACATCTAACCAGATAAAGCCTGGTTCTCCGTTATCTGAAATAACCTTTACATAGTCTTCATAATTTGTTCCAACTGTTGCAGAAATAGAATTGTTTGACATCCATGCCCACCCTGGCTTTGCTGGATCGTATGAATTTCTTTCAGGAAAAACTTCTGCATTTTTTAGATTCATAAAGTCTTCATCTCCTGCAGCACCAAGTGCCAGTGTTGCTGAACGGCGAACATTTCCTGCAACTACACATGTACCAATTAAATTAACAATGTCAACAATTGCACGAGAATCAAGAGTTTCTCCTACTCTTCCCCCAACTACTTCACGTAATTGTTCATGAAGTTTTTGCAATGGTTCTGGTCCAGAAGCCACTCCTCCGAATCCCTTAATTGGGGTACCCAAAGGACGAATTATGGAATAGTCAAAAGCCTGAATATTTTGGTTAGGACGCAAAAATGAATTAATTAAAAGTCTGACGGATTCTACCCATCCTTCACGGCTATCTGGAATCTGATATGTTACTACTGGTTCCGTTGGAGCATAAATAGGCATTTTCTTGTCATTTCCAACAGTATCAAATCCAACACCAATTCCAAGCATCAAAGCATCCATGGTCCAAGCAAATAGTGCACCTGGATCATTGCGATCAATATCTCTAGTTGAAACCATTGCACAGTTTTGTAAGGAAGCAGAATTTCTCTTATCCATAACCATTGGAGTTCCAAATGCCCATAGTCCACGTCCTGGTGGTGTCCACTTTAGTTCAAACATTCTTTGAAATGCTTCTTGTGCAGACTTCTGTGCCTTATTATCATTCCAAGGCAGGCGATTTTCTTTTGCCCAGTTTTTTTGAACCGAATACATGCCTTCAATAACACGTTGACAAACTTCATGCCATTTTTCCTTTTTTCCATCCTCCTTAATTCTAGAGTAGGTACGTATAAACGTAATTTCTCCCAGTGAGTTGCCTCCAGCATCCTGAAATCCGAATGGAGCAGGAATTGAAGCATACTTGTTTACGAAGTCGTCAAGTAGACGAAAAGAAAAAAAATCAGACATGTTTTTATTTGTTACCTTTCAAAAATGGAATAGTACTTTGCAAAATTCAAAGTACTACCCAATTATAGCACTTCTTTTCTAGTGATGCAAACTGAAAAACAAAAAGCCTACACCATTACTTTAGTGTAGGACTTTAAGTTTATTAAAGTAGTCTCAATATTTGAGATTATTGCAAAGTTGCCAATTCTTCTCTATGAAGAATAACTGCTGCTTCTAGAAGTTTTAAATTGCTATCAATAATTTCAATTTGATCCTGTCTATCAAGTTTCTCTGCTGATTGTCTATTGAGTTGTAATTGATACGCTTCTGAAGCAAACTGGGTAATACGTTGATTGATAATATCAACCTTTTGTTCAGTAGTAAGCATTGATCCAAAATCTAATGACATTTTTTCCTCTTTCTCTAGATCTTTCTAAAAGTATACCACATAAAGATTATACTGACAAGTCACCCGAAATAGCCCAAGTATCTGTGGCTATTTTAATGGCTGAAACAACCGAACCTAAAGCACGTAGTTTTAATCCTGGGGAATATACTCCAGTTACTCCAGATGCCAATGCAATAGAAACTCCATTAGACAAAGCCACAAAAGATATTTGTGTTCCAACTGGGTATGCTACTGATGAATTCAAAGGAATAGTAAAAGCATATGCACCATTCATTTGTAAAAGAGTATCTGCATCAGACAATGTAAGTGTATATGCCCCAGTTTTAGCGGTTTGATTTACAGTAAATGAACGAAATGTTCTTGTTGTTGTTCCATCTCCAACCAGTAGGGTATTATTTGTGTTGTCCCATGATATTCTTCCAGAATTAGTGCTTGATGATGTATTTAGAATAATTGTTGGACTAGTAAGTGTTAAACCAGATATACCAGTAACAGTTGTTCCAGATGGAATAGGGGTAGAACCTATTGTTGGTTGTGTATATCCAGTTGTAGGAGTTACCCATTCTGGAGCACCTGATGTTGCGTTATAACTTAAATATTGTCCATTTGTACCAGCACCCAGTCTTGTTGGTGTTCCAGAAACTCCACCGTAAACAATATCTCCTGCTGTTGTCATAGGATTTACTGCAAGTGTTCCTGATATTGATGGCAATGTTAATGACGTTGTTCCTGCAACTGCTGCTGGAGATAGTGTAATTGTTCCAGATGTTGAACCTGGCAATGCGATACTAGATATGCCAGTTAGTCCTTGATTTGCTGAAGATCTATTCAATGCAACAGAAGTGGTTCCTATGTACGTAGTTCCACTAAATGAACTTGCTGTTACGGTACCAGAGAAAACTGCATTTCCAACTACATCAAGTTTTGCAGTAGCAGAAGTAGTTTTTCCTATAATAACATTTCCAGCATTATCAATTATAAAAGGTGATGTATCGGATGCTTCATCTTCAACCAATAATGCATGTCCAGTTCCAGACTGTGTAATTTTTACTGTTGGTGTTGTTGTATTAGATTCAAAAATATTGCTATTGGTCCAGGTATTTGGAAATGATAGAGAAACATTAAATAATCCGAATAGCGTTTCAAGTGATGTGGCCATAGACTCTAAGTCTGTATGAACCTGAACTAGGTCAGTTGACAAAGGATATGGGATATTGTATATTGGTGTTGAGCCTGTAGCCATAGTGTTTTAATTATACCACGCTCAAAATGATAAAAAATTTATTATGCTTATGCGTAATTTCATTTGACATAAGATTTTTTCAATGTTATACTAGAGTATGGCACCTAAACGGGTGTTATTGTTTTCTAAGGAGGAAACTATGAAAAAGGATCAAAAACTTCTAGTAGGGGTACTCGCATCAGTGCTTGGGTTTACGTTGATTATGGGAAGAGCAAACGCTGTCTCAATTGATAATCATTTAAGTAAACCGAGTCTTGTGGCTTCGTCAACCGCTAAGGCGGTTTTTTTGGTTTCTAGACCAAAAAATGTTACATACCTAACAAAGAATGCCAAAAGGCTATTAAAGTATCAAAATTCAGCAACTTTAACAGATCAAGAACTTAAAGATTTGCTAAGTGCTGTTGGGTTTAAGGGACAGGCTCTCGTAAAGGCTTGGGCTGTTGCTAAAAAAGAATCTCATGGAAATCCATTGAGATTTAATGGAAATAAGAAGACTGGAGATCATTCCTATGGACTGTTTCAAATCAATATGATTCAAGCCCTTGGAGTGGACCGTAGAGACCGTTTTGGACTAAACTATAATGCGGACCTATTCAACCCAGTATTAAATGCTCAGATAGCGTTTGTAATGAGCAAGGGTGGTGTTGATTGGTCATCTTGGCATGGAATTACTAAGATTACCAAGGAGTGGATGATTAAGTTCCCTAAATAGGAACTACATCATATTTTAAAAAATAAACCATCAGTTTCATAGATTTCTGAGTCTATGCTGCTGATGGTTTTTAAATATTCTATTTCAGTATTGGTAAGTTGCACATATAGTTTTTTTGATTGTGCATTACTATATAATTCTTGTTGCCATGTATTTTGTAATACTTCAAATAATGGAATTTGAAAATCAGACAATATTTTTTGTTGTAAAATAATATTTCTATTATAGGTTAATATTTCAGGTTTTAAAAATAATGATATTTTTGATATTTTATCTAAAATCATTATCTTATTAATGTTAAAATTTTCATCCAGTCCAAAAAACTTATTATCTCCAACCATTTCTAATGTTGGAGCAACTATTTGTTTAGATTGAAAATTAGAAACAAGTTTTATATTTTTTTGAACCCAATCCAAAAAAACATCCTTTGATACATCTTTTTGTAATTCTTCTTTTTGTGAGTGCCCTCCAGCACTCAATGTATGAACATATAAACTTACTAATTGTTCAGCAGGATCACGAAAAATACAAGATACATATGTTGTATTTGTTATATCATTTCTCCACTGATTATGTGCACCACCATTTATCTGTTCATCTAAAATTTTAATATTATGTCGTTTCATCATTGGTATTAAAGGCAATACTGTATTATACATAAACAATCTACCCGCAGTTTTGGGTATGTGAAGAAAATAAAAACTATCAAACATTAATATTTCCTACTATTAATATGGTTAAGTTCTATATGATTAATATTTAAATGTGACGGTAAATTTGCCACCCATAAAACTGTTTCTGCCATATCCTCTGCTGTTATAGCATTTTCTTTATGCTCTAACTGTGTATCTATGGTCCCTGGACAAATTTCTGTAATCTTGATGCCATGATATGGATATTCTAGTCTCATAGTGTCTATAAGAGCCATTTCTCCCCTTTTAGCATTGATATAGTTGCCACCACCTACATATGGATACTTTCCACCAAGAGAGGTGATAAATATAATTGTTGGAGACTGACTCTTTTCCATATTTTTTATAAATAATTTAGATAAATACATTGGACCACTTACATTGAGTGCATATGCTTTTTGAAAATCTTCTGGATTTTCTAATTCTATTAATTTAGGATTAGATCCACCACCAGCATTGTGAACAATAAGATCTATCGTAAAATCTTTATTATTATCATAAAAATTCTCAATAGCCTTAAAATCTGTTACATCCAATTGAAAATTGCTAATAAAATTATTATCATTAATATGATTAAAATTAGGTTTAGTTTTGGAAGCAGCCAAAACATTCCAGCCGTTATTAAAAAGTAAAGAACTGATCGCATATCCTACGCCTCTATTTGCTCCAGTAACAATTGCTGTCTTCATTCTTTTTTATATAACCAGTGTCCTGGAATCATATACTTAAATCCATTTTTAATTAAATGTGCTGTATGCAAGTATGGTTCATATGATGGAAAAATAACAATACTACCCGCATCTGGTTTAAATCCAAAATCTACGGTTCCATTTTCTTTTGCTATTTCATAATCTGGATTTGGCCATTGCCCCATAGTTTTTGCCTCAACAAAAGTTTTGATAGAAAAAGATAACTCTCCACCTTCATAATCATCGTTTAAATAAACAACCAGTGAATATTTTAAAGTTTTATCTCCATCTAATTGATCAAAATGTGCTCCCATGTTTTGTCCTGTGTTATATTTTTTAATATTAAAAACTGGAAAAAGTTCTGGTTTATCAAAATCATGTTGATCAATTGCATAATCTTTACAAATATCTATCATAGATTGCATAATGTTGTCATAAATAAATAACATTTTTGTACAATATGGCTCTTCTAATTTTAATATTTCTTCTCTATCAAATCTTTTTGTTGCACCATATATAAAATCTTTGTCGTTAGACGCAGTCCAGTTTTCCCATGGAACTTTATCATATGTGTCTAATTCCTTTACATATTGCATTACTGTATCAAAATTTTTGATAGCATTTTTATAGTAATATACTTTATCATGAAAAATTGTTTTATCCATTAATATCTATTCCTTTCATAATGCCCCTTTTCTTTTATAAAACCAACTATAACATATCTAATTGGACCTTCCCCAACAAAGTCAACACCGTGATGAAATTCGTCCGTTCCTGGAAATATCAACATTGATCCTGGTTTAGGTCTTATTGATATTTTTTGTTTTTCAAAGAAAAATTCACCGTCAACATAATTATCATTTAAATATATAATTGCTGCATAACGAATAGATGGATCTGTGTGCTGATCTGTATGTGGTTTAAGTTGTGAACCTGCTTGCATACGTTGAAAAGTGCTAATGCCATCAATTTGTATGGTTGTATCAGATTTTTGAATTAAGTTGTTTATTCTTTGACGGATAATCATTGAAATAGGATTATCTCTAAATGCCAAATTTTTATCTTCCCACCCTTGAGTGACTTCAAATTTTCCTTCAGCAATAAGATTTTCAACATCATCTCTTCCAAATTTTTCTAAACAAAAATTTTTTAAATTTCCTAAATACTCTTGCTTCCAATCTTCTTCAGTAGCATTATTAATAATATTAAATAAAATATTAAGTTCTTTATTATTTAAAAAATCATTTACAAGTAATACATGCTCTATAACTTCTTCACAATCAAAACCTGCATCTTCAAATTCTTTTTTGAGAAATGTAGTCATTATTTATACCTATACTTATTGCCTTGCTTATCAAGTTTATATCCTTCTTTTAATAATTCTTGCCATTCTGCTTTTTCAATTACTTGCGCTTCTCTAATCTTTTTCATTTCTTCTGCCCATGCATCTCTAACCTCTTGTGGGTATGCATCCTCTTCACGATCATCCCAAAATGAACCAAGTGTCCAACGAATTCCTTTTGTAATTAAAGTAACTTCATGCATGTTATTAAATCCACCATCAAATGCAGCACAAAGGCCAACCTTTGGCGTGATGGTTAATTCTTGTTTTGGAAAATGTAATTGACCGCCTTCAAAATCATCATTTAAATAAACAAAAGCAGCATATTTGCTTCTTGCAAATGGTCCAGTGTGTCCTTGTTCGTCTGTGTTGTCAGAATGTATTCTTGCATATGCTCCTGGTTCCCATTTTTGTGTATGAAATCCAATTTTTACAACTGTGTCTGGATTTAATCCATGAACCTCTGCAACACAGTTACGCATTTTTATTTCAAGATCTGAAAAATAAGTAGATGACAAACCGAATTCTTCAAGTAGTGGGTCATTATCTTTAATTAAAACAGAAGAATATGATTCATAAAAAGATATTGGCATCCATTCTATTGTATTTCTTTTAACCGCTTCATTTAAAATATCTATAATTGTTTTACATTCTTGCGTAGTTAAAAAATTTTCATAAGAAACAATATCTGGCGTATGTCTTATTGTATTCATGACTTTATTTCTCCCGTGTGCTTTGTAATAGTCCAGAAAAATGGACAGGTATACCTAATTCCAGATTTTATCTCTGTAACACCGTGAATAAATTCTTTATCACCTGGAAAGAAATAGGCTGCTCCACGCTTAGGTTTAATGGTAATATTTTGATTAGGAAAATATAATTCTCCGCCTTCATAATCATCATTTAAATAAAAAAGACTTGCAAGATCATACCAAGGAAAATCATTTGGCTTTCCAGCATCAGGACCATCATGTAGTTCTTTATCTGCATGTGGTTTTTGTAGTTGTCCAGGAAGCCATCTCACAATTGTTTGCCCAGTTGGTTGAGCCTCTACTTTAAAAAAATCTTCCAGTACTGGCTTCAATCTTTCCACCAGTCTAACAATTACTGGAACGATTGCTGGATTATTTTTATTTAATGAAGGTGAACTTGCAACACGATCTTTCCAGTAACTAGAATCATAAATAACTGTTCCATTTTCATTGACATGATCTTCAGTAATATCCCATATTGTTATATTTCTTGCAGCATTTTCAAGAAAATCTATCTCTTCTGAAGTCATAAAATTTTCTAGTTCTACTATCATAGACCTGTCATTTCCAAAAAATCCTGAAGGCGTAATTGATTGGGGTGCATTTCTATGAATATTCTTATTTGCAATCATTTGGTCCATATTTTTATTATACCATTCTGCCATGATTATTGACTGGCATAGAGATATTTTTACGTTCGTGTGTTCCTATAGAGTTGCCATTATGATCAACAGCATTTCTATAAAAATCGGTAAAATTACCATTTTTACTTATTTCTGCCCATTTAGCATTTCTTTCTTTTTTATATTGATCAAAATTACTTGGTTTTTCCCAATCATATATGTCTAGTTCCATTTCTGATAATTTTCCTAACGATATTGGAATTAGTGTACAAATGGGTGTACCTGCTGGAACAACAATTTTTACATTTGGTCTAGTAATTCTCCATGCTGCTGGATATGGATCTTCAAAAAAAGATGTAGAAATTACGGAAGTGTATGGTTCTATTCCATCAATAAAAAAATTAGGTGGAACTATTGATAATATTGATATATCAGGCTCAGTTCTAAATATCAAACCTGTATTAAAACTAATTGTTGCATTTCCACGATAGTGATTACAAACATTAAAAGGATCTTTTAATATTTTAACATGTTCCTCTGTAGTGTCTGTAATTCCATCCCAAATAAATTCA